TCACAAATGAAGTCTGTTGTAAATGACTACAAAAAAGTTATTAGAGAGAGAAGAAAAAAATCTCTTGATTATGCAGAGGAATATTTATTAAAAGCAATATCTGACCAAGCTAGAGCAGGTCTTACTAGAAAAGTAGAAGACCATAATAAAAATAATCCTACTCATAGAGCAACACTTCGTATGCTAATTGCGGTATATAACAGAGGAATAGGTGCTTATAGAACTAATCCGGGTTCAGTAAGAGGTAATGTGAGTTCAGCAGAGCAATGGGCAATGGCTAGAGTTAATGGCTTTTTAAGAGCATTGAGAACAGGTAAGTTCAGAAGAAAACCTTATGACCAAGACTTGTTGCCGAGCTCACATCCATTGTCATCAAAAAAATCTGGTAACAAAGCAGAATCAGTAAGAGTAGGTCAAGCTGTAAGCTGGTCAATCAACAAAGAACCAGACCCACCTTCAGTTGTACATGGTATTGTAACATCAGTAAATGATGATGAAGCCACAATGGAAGTATGGGCTAGATTAGAAAATGGCGACCATAAAAAGACTGATAGAAAAGTCACTATGCCAATTTCAAAGCTAAGAATAATATCAGACTTTAGACAATAAAAAACTAAAATCCGCAATCGTATCATATAATAGTTAAAACGCACATCTGAATAATCTATTGTACAATTTAAGATTGAAGGATGTATGAATAACGAATCTAAAAATATAGACATAGAGTTGAAAGATGACTCTGGTCAAGTAGAAGCAGTTTTCAGTATATTCAATTCCCTTGACAGTGATGGGGATGTTGTTATGCCGGGAGCTGTCAAATCGGGTTTTAAAAACAACCAAGTTCCAATGGTATGGTCTCACAAATGGGATATGCCTATTGGAAAAGGAACAATTGCTCAAGACGATGATAAAGCAGTGTTCAAAGGTGAGTTCTTTATGGATACAGAGTCTGGTAAAGAAGCTTACAATTTAGTTAAAAACATGGGTGACATGCAACAATGGTCATTCGGTTATAAAGTTAACGATTCAGATTTTGGTAAGGCAAAAGATAAAGGCGGAGAAGATACAAACGCTAGATATCTAAAAGACCTTACTGTTTACGAAGTCTCTCCAGTACTTGTTGGAGCAAACCAAGACACATACACATTAGCAATTAAATCTAATACTGAATTATTAAAAGAAATTGCAGATGTCAAAGGTGATGAAAAAGAAGAACAATCATCTGGATGTGGCGCAAATTGTGGTTGCAATCAAAAAAGTTACGGAGATGATGAAGAAGAAATGAAATCTTGTAAGTATCACGACGGTGGTCCTTGCATGAAAATGGAGGATGATAAAAAAGAAATGAAGAGTGAAGAAGATTTAGAAGTTTCACAGGAAGACAGCAAGTCTTTCTCTGAAGAAGTCATAGATGTGCTTGCTGCATTAGATGACTTAGTAGCCCGAGCAAAAGCAATTGCTATGCTCCGTGGTGAAGATGGTAGGAAATTAGGCGTAAAAGCCACCGAAGCACTTCGTGCAGTCGCAGACGACTTGAACGACGCTTGGACCGAGATTGATGAGTTCATCGGAAATGTCGGAACTGAGGGTGCTTTGGAGTTAGAAGTAGAAGAAGAACTTGTGGAAGATGAACCAGCTGAAACAGAAGAGGTAGCTGAGGCTTCAACTGATACTATTGATGTTGAAACAGAAGTCGAAGAAGTTACTGAGGAAGAAGCACCAGTAGAGGAACCTGCTGTTGAAGAACCGGAAGATGAAGCTGCTGAAGAAGAAACTCCAGAAGATAACACTGACTCCTCTGACGAAGAGTTTGACGCTGAGTGGGTAAGGGCTCAACAATTAATTGCTGAATCCTTAGCCGAAGAAATAGAAGAAGTATAAGACAAGCAAGATTGGAGAAATCTAAGAATGAGTAAAACAAATGAACTCATGGACCAAATTGCTGCTAAAAGAGCAGAATTAAAATCTGTCTTTGAAGCCAACGAAGACGGCAAGTACACCTCTGAACAAAAAGAGGAAATCAAGTCAAGAAATGACGAACTTGCTGAATTAGTTGAAGACCTTAACATTGAGAAGAAAAAACTCGCTAATGCTAAGGCTATCGAAGAAGATTCAAAGCCAGTTGCAGAAATGCCACTAGCTGGCAAATCAGCAGAAGTTAAAACTGTTGGTGAGCAATTTGTACAAACCGACGCATATAAAAATTATATGGAGGGCGGTGTTAAAGGTGTAGATTCTCATATTGAGACAAAAACAACTTTGACAACTACTGGATACCCACCAGAGGTTTTAAGACAACCGGGTATCTTGGAAACAGCTCTTAGAGACCCAAATGCTGTTATATCATTATTTGATGTAATCAACACAGACCAAAACGCATTCAGCTATTTGGAAGAAACAACCTTCACAAATAACGCAGCTGAAGCTGCTGAAGGTTCTGCTGTTGGAGAAGCAGCTTTGGCTTTCACAGAGCAAACAGAAGCTATCCGTAAAATGGGTATCTTCATTCCTGTAACAGACGAATTACTTGCAGACGAAAGTGGTATCCAAGGATACATCAACTCTCGTTTACAAACAATGATAAGACTTCGTTTGGACAACCAACTCCTTAATGGTGATGGAACTGCTCCAAACCTAGAAGGTATCTTAGACGCTGGTAAAGCTTCAGTCGGTTCTACTGACTTTAGCTCTTACGCAGGAACTTTAGGAAAAATTGGTGCACTTTATGGAGCAATCACAGACATCAGAGTCAACGCATTTACAGAGCCAGACGCTATTGTAATGCACCCAAGTGACTGGAATGATGTTGTGACTTCTGTAGGTGCAGACTTCGCAGGTACTTCCGGTTCTGGCTACACAGAAAAGTCACCACTTTTCGTAGCAGCTGGTGGTATGGGCGCAGGTCCTTCAGCTCAAATCTGGGGACTAAAAGTCGTTCCTACAACCGCAATTGCCGCAGGAACAGTTCTTGTTGGTAAATTCGGTGGTGGTGAAGCAGCTAACTTAGTTATGAGACAAGGTATGGAATTAGCCGTATCTGATTCACATAGCGATTTCTTTATTAAGAATCAATTAGCTATCAGAGCTACCATGAGAGTCGGTTTCCCTGTTTACAGAGAAGCAGCTTTCCATAAAATCACTAACTTCTAAAGTTAGTTTAGATTTATACATTAGAGCGGGGTTAAACCCGCTCTTTTGTTTTTATAGTGTAAAATTAGAACATCATGTCAGATTATATTAAACCAGAGAAAAGCATTTGGAAAATGAAAGATGGTTCCATTTGGGAAGGTCCTTTATCAGAACTTCCTAAGTCTGGAGCTTCTCTCATTGCTAAAGCAGGTAAAGAATACCCAGCTGACTGGCTCAAAGAGCAAGGTTGGGGTAAAGTGGAGAAGAAAGAAAAAGCTGCTCCTAAGAAAAAAGCTGCTAAAAAAGCACCAGAAACCAAAGCTGTTAAACCAGAAGATACAGAAGATAAGTAAGGAGTCCTAAATGGCTCTTTGTAGCGTTAGTGATGTAGAGCAATTCCTACAGATAGATTTAAACTCCACTGTAGAAGCTTCAGTCACAAATACTTTTATACCTTATGTTGACGCGGCTATTAAGCGTTATCTAGGTCATGATGTAGAACAAGCAACTTATACAGAAACATTCGACGGTAACGAACAACAAGATTTATTTTTGAGGCATGTTCCTATTGCTTCTATAACTTCTGTTACAGAAGATGGTAACACTCTTACTGAAGGTAATGAGAGTGACTATGTATATTACGATAACGGAAGAATGAGAAGAATAGTTATTCGTTGGTCTGGTATAAAACCTAAAAATATAGTTGTTACTTATGTTGGTGGATATGAAGCTGCTGACATTCCAGAACAAATAAAACAAACTTCTGCACGAGCCGCAGCTCGTTTAATTATGACTTCATTACAAGTTTCAGCAAAAGCTGACACTGGAGAAGTTTCAAGTCACTTAGCTGACAATACTAATACTACAAACTTTGATGTTACTTTATCAGAGAGAATCGGAGATTACGACATAGCCTTTGGGGATGTAATAGTGCAAAACTTACAACCTGTTTTAACTAATGCAGATATGGCAGTATTAAACCCCTTTCGTTCAAGATTCTTTGTATAATTAAAGTATGGTACATAGAAAAGCTCCTTCCCTAGAGGAAGCTAGGGAACTCTTTTTAGCAGACCCTAATAAAATGCTACAGTCATGGGCAGATGAATGGGGTGTAACACATGAAAGAGTTAGACAATTAAGAATAGAATCGGGCGTACCTCAACGAGGTGCTTATAACGAAGAAACAGCAGAAGCTATTTTAGAAATTATTCGTACAGGTAGAGGTGGTCTAACAACTCCAAGAACTTATGAAGGTCAACCTATTGGCTTAGAAAGATTTAAAACTTGGATAGAAGAAGAAGAAGGTTTGAAAGAGCGTGTTGAACAAGCTCAAAAAGAAGCTCTTAAAAATTTAAAAGACCCTATTGAAAAAGAATGCAAGTATTGTCGTGAATGGAAACCTGTAGAAGAGTATTCAAGAAATCAAAAATACCTAGATGGTCTTACTCGCTTTTGTAAAGATTGTATGATTATTTTAAAAGATAAGAAAGAAGAACTAGGTGATGATAAAATGAAATTATGTTTATCATGCAAAAAAGATAAGAAAACTTCAGAGTTTTCAAAAAATCCTAATGCACAAGATAAACTTAAAATATTCTGTAAAGAATGTCATAAAGCATTTAAACGCAGAAAAAGGAGACAAAGTAGGAATGGAATTTAAGTTTAATAAGAAACAGACAATAGAATTTAAAACAGACATAATGGGTTTAGCAAAATTTGCACCTGTTGTTCCAGCACAAGAAGCAGTGCCAAATTGGTTTAAAGAGATGAAGCACTATATGGAGGAAAAACCACAAGGTTGGAATCCAAACGCTGGACCCGGTAAAGTTAAAAATTTGTTTGGAAAAATGGGCAAGACTGCACAGAATATGTATTATTCGTTTACTGTTAAAAGATGTCCTGCAATAGTAGATATTATGACAGAAGGTTTTGTAATTCCTATGTGGTCCGATTTTTTAATACAAAGAGGTTTTCCACCTAACATGGGTGGAGAAGAAATACTTGAGTGGGATAACAGAGATTTTCCTTATGGAGCTTCATTTCATCAAAATGACCAAATATATAATTGGGATTTACCATCAAAAAGCACCTATAAACACCCATTAAAATTTCATAGCCCATGGAAATTTTTTACGCCAAAAGGATATTCAACATTGTTTATACCTTACAACTATGACTTTCAAACAGACTTTTCAGTTCTTCCGGGAATTGTAGAAACTGATACTTGGCATGAAGTAAACTTTCCTACACTTATTCATAAGAAAAAAGATTTTATGATAAAAAGAGGAACACCTTTTGTTCAAGCAATTCCTTTTAAAAGAAGCAAGTGGAATTTAAAAATGGATATGGTTACAGAAAAAGAAGTAAACGCTGAAAACGCTAGAAAAAATTTTTCTAGTGGTAACTTTAACCAAGGATACAGAAAAGCAACTAAGTTAGATTTTGACAATGCCTAGATACGATTATCAATGTATATTACATAAATGTTCTTTTGAATGGGAAGTATCGCATTCTATTACGGAAGACCCGTTAATTAAATGTCCTAAATGTAATTCAGATACTAAAAGAAAAATTGGTAAAAATATTAGATTTGAAACACCTGTTGATGTTCAGTGGGAAAAAGACCCTAGTAATTTGTCTGAAAAATCTTTTAAACAATATAACCAAGCTAAAAAGAAAAAATACAGATGGTAATGGATAAAGGAACGGAAGAAGTTGTTTCTGGTGTTGGAAGATACTTTTTTAATTATAAAAGTTATGCAATAATTAGAGACCCAATACAACCAAAAAACTTTTTACTTGTTATGTATCTTCCTATTAGAGATTTAACTTTTGATAGACCTGCGCAAAAACAATTGATACCTATACATCCTAATTGTAATATCGTGGATTACGACACAAAAGTTGCTGATGAAATAATTAAAAGTGTTAAAGAAGAATATGGAGAAAAAGGAACATTTCACTTAAAGTCACAAGGAATAAAAATATATTGTTCTGATGTAGAAGTTAATGAATCTGCTGAAAGAGTTACTGTTACTATAAAAGACGCTGACACACAAGGAATTATTGATGGAGCAAATTTATATACTCTTCTAAAAGACATGAGAGTAGAAGATGTAGCTAAAAATTCTTATATTAAAGTTGAATTAATTATTGGACATGATATGTCTTTGTCTGATGATTTAACTACAACACTAGATAACAAATTAACATCTCGTAAAGATATTGATGTATCAAAGAAAGAACTTTCTTGGATAGATGAAATAATTGATGAAACAGATTACAAAGACCAATTAGACGCTGTATATGTACTTGGACTTATAGATTTACTAAGAAGCAATCAATATGACGCAGAAGTAGAAAATCAACCAATATATCCTTATTGGGATAAACAAAGAGTACTAGAAATGTACAGAGATAATCCTAAAGGATATCAACAGTATAAAACTATTCTTAAAGACATTCTTTACTTATATGATTATGTAAATTTTAAAACGCAGGAAATATGGCCTTCTAAAAAAGGAAGCATAGGAAGTTTAGGTATAGCTACATCTTATAAACAAAAAGGTTATGACTTTCCTTTACTTGGTAAAAAGATGGATTATAAACTACATGACGCAGTTAGTTTTATTATTATGAATGGATTTAGGTCATTTGTAATATTTAACCCCGACGGTACAGCTAGGTGGTCAAAAGATTTTAAAAAGATACTTTCTCTTTATGAAATTATCGGTGCAGAAATAATTAACATAATTAGAGATTACAGCGCTCAAATGGGACACAACCCTCACTTGCTTGGTAAAAATAAAATGCTTTATAGCATTGTGTATAAAGAATTTATGATGGGAGATATGCTTAACCAATTTTTATAACTTTTTGTTGTAAAATACAAGCATGCCGCTCAGAGAAAGATTTTTACCAGAGACATGCACTATTCAAAGTGTTAACGAAACAAACCTTGATGAGAGAGGTTTACCCTCTGACGACTGGGCTGACTCTATTACCAATGTAAGAGCAAAGTTTGAATCAAGAGGAATACAAGAAGATAGAGATGGTAGAAACACAACTGTAGAAACTTTTAATGTGTATTTACAAAAAGGTGTTTCTGTTGTTCCGGGAGATAGATTAGTTAGAGGAAGTCAATACCACGAAATTGTAATTGTAACTCCTGCACTAGATAGATATGGAAATGAGTGTTACAAACAAGTTCAAACTTTAGTTAGAACCTAATGGCTTTATTTGCAAATATTACTAAAGCTAAACCGCCTAAAAAATCTGGCGGTACAAAATCTCAAGTCTTTAGAAGTGGTCTTTACTCATACGGTAAAAGAGCCGGTACAGTCAAAGTATTGCCGGGTGTTAAAAATACAGGTGTAGGAAGATTTCTTACTAATAGCCGAAGAAATGTTTATCCTCTTGCTAGAGGTATTGGTACATTTGGTGCTCTTATGCAGGGTAATATTAAAGCAGAATTAGTAGGTAGATTTTCTCGTATAGCTACAGGTTCTTTATCGGGTAGAATTATTGACCAAGCAGTTAGACCATTTGGATTACCTCCGTTTTTAGCTCGTATGGCTCGTGTTCAATTAGGTAAACAATTTAGTAAAGAAAACAAATATGAAAAATTTCTTAGAGAAGGTATAACAACTGCTTTCTCTGGGAATGTAAAAATAAAAGGTTCGGCAGCCAATAATGTAGTGAAGAAAAATACTCAAGTACATAAAGAAGCTCAACTCCTTCTCAGTATGATTGATACTAGATTAAGAGCTTATGCACCAGATGTTTCTTCCGGACAGTATGTTATAGGAATGGATGGTAGAAAGACTAGAGGAACTCAAAAAAAATTAAATCAATCAGCAATGATGAGTGAAGAAAGATTTAAAGAAATGGGAATTAAAAATTATCAAGGTGGTGCTAAATATGCTTACAGAGATATATTTGGTTTTGAAAAACCGGGAGAAGCAAGAAGTTATTTGTTGTCTTCTATAGACATGAAAAATGTATTTGCATCTAAAAATGATTTTGCTGATTACTTCTTTTATGGAGAAATAGATGTAGGAGGTTCTACATTGTTTCCTTGGATACATGCTGTTGAATATGGTGGAAAATTACCATTTTATAAAAGAACAGGCAGAGAATATAAAGGTGGTAAGAGAGTTCAAGGTTATGATGAACATTTAATGGACTCTTATAAACTTGCAAACGGATTAGGTGCATTAAAAGAAAATAAAGGCGCTAAAGCTGGTGAGTATGTACCAGATTATAAATACATACCTCCATCAATGTTTATTTATAGAGCCGCTGCTGATTCACTTGAAAAATTTAAAAGAGCAGCAGACTTTGAGTATCTAGGAGATATAGATAAGTCTTCAACTAGATATTTTAGTCAATGGCAACAAATGGCTAAGAAAAAACACGGTATGGATAACTTTTTTAAAGACGAAACATCTTACACAAGACCAAGTAATACAAAAGATACATTAGAAGCTTTATATAGAATGGACCAAGAAACTTCTAGACAAGCTAGCTTTTGGTCAAGAATGGAACAAAAAATTCCCGGTCCAAGAGTTGAAATGGCTCATGGAAACTTTTATTCACAAGAACTTGCAAGTGCTATTGGTTTACAACATATACCAGAAGAGTTTAAATTTAGATTTAGAGTTGCGGATATTGCAACAGATGGAGGACAACCTCATAGTGCTAAATTCTTAGCTGAATTGGCAAAGACTTATGTTTCAACAGGAGGTTCTAAAGCAAATGTAATTAAAGCTTTAGATAGACAATTACAAAATAATCCACATAGAGGAAATATGTTAAGAAAGAAAGGATTAAGAACTCTTCGTTCAGAAGCTGGTGTAGCTAGATTTATTAAACGAGGAGGTTCAAAGAAATCAGCGGTTGGTGATACAGTATTTATGAGTACAGGTATTTCAAATAGAGAAGCAGAAAGATTATATAATTACTTCAAATCTACAGAAGCTCAATTAGGCAATCTTGGAAGAAAAAATCAAAGAACTAAGAGTTACATTAGAAGTATGTATGAGTTTAATGTTAGAAGAGAAGGTAATGAAAGAGTTGTATATACAAGACTTAAACAAGGTAGAGGAGATAATGCTTCTAAAGCTAGAGAAGCTGATAGGGAAATGTATGATAAGTTATCTAAATCTTTCTTAAGTACAGTTGAATTAGACGAGATTTACAAAGGAGCCATGGATTTAGGTATTTAATGATAGAATACAATCACAATGGCTATTAAAAAAGTAGGTGTGCAACCACATCAAGAAATGAACTTTCCACCAGACGCTGAAATTATATTTC